GTGCTGAACCAGTTGGTGATAAACCGGAACTCGCTGGTGTTGGAGGAGTTATTCCTCTTCCATTACCTGCACTTGTAGGTCCGTTTTTAATTAAAATTGAAGTGTTTATTCCTCTTGTATTTGTCATTATCTGATCTCCTTATCTTATTTGTATGCCAACTTTTTTTCCACTCATAACTGCACCAGCTGAACCGCCATGCGAATGTAATTCACGTACAATTCTTCTTTTCTCAGATTTAAGATTTCTCTTACCTCTTTTTGTACGACCTTTTTCTGCATCTACTCTTCCAAGTTCTTCTAGCCTGTTTTCACGTCTTGTATTTTTTTTAACTTTGCCACCTTTTTTATAAACTCTATATTTAGTTTCAGGGCCATATCCATGATCTACCGTAGTTCCAGGTGCATCTTTACCTATTCTAAATTCTTTTGACTTCATTTTTTCTTTTAGAATATCTTCTTCAATTTTTTTAGGTGATAATCCTTTTTCCCTTAATCCTTTAGTAAATGTATATCCAGCATCCCCTGGAACTAAAGCATGTAACGCTTTCTCTGGAGTAGACAGGTCCCGGTCTTCCCCCATAATTTTTTTATATTCTTTTTTTAATGTGCCCTTATGTTTATAACCTTCTTTGGCTTTTTTATCCGCTTTTGCACGTTGGCCTGCGTCGAAATTTTGTCTAGCTGTTGTCATAAGTACTACTTATTAATTTTACCAGATTTTCTTTTGCCCCATTTTCCGTAAGACTCATCTCTACGATCTTTCATAGATTGTTTCTTACCGGATTCTTTTCCAGTTCTCATACCTAAAGATTCATCTTCTCTAGCTTTGTAACCTTGTTTTTTCTTTTTTGAAGCTCCACCTTTTTTGTATGGAAATCTTACATTTGATCTAACACCGTTTTGTCTCATAATTGTCTCCTTGTTCTATTTATATTGTTTTTAAGTATAGTTGTCTAGCTTATTTTTTACCATTCCTAAATATTTGTGTTCCCTTAATACCAAAAACACTCGCCACGACGAGAATCCATAAATTTGTAAACCATTTGGGAAGATTCGAGAAATACTCGAAAAAGATCTCTATTTTCCTCATAGCTTCCGGATCCTCCGTCCAAACCGACCAGGCGAGCACAATTATTGGGAGCGTCAAAATCGCAAGGACAATTTCGTCTTTGTAGTCGTTTTGACGGGCTTCTAAAAGTTTGCCCTGGTAAGCTTCCTCGCCACGCGCTTGTTTTTCAGCATGTAAAAGCTGTGCATCAGACATAGCCATCTTTGCTCTTTGTCTGTTAGCGTAAATTTTACCCCCTGCTTGTAAAGCAAGTTTTGCTAATCCGAACCAGGCCATATACTAATACCAAGTTGCTGTTTTACTTTTCGATTTTAGCATTCTTTTAGTTCCTTTAACTTCAACTTTATCGCCAGTTGGAATAACATTTCTTTGTATTCCATCAGCGTTAGTTGCCGATCTAGGATCCCACTCCAAATTTTGACTTGGAGTCTCAATATCGATGCCACCTTTTTGGTATCCATCTTTACCGACGTTTAATGCTTTGTTTGCATCTACTTTAGCCATTTTTTCTCCTTATTTTTTACGCATTTTTTTGAATGTTACAGCAAGACGAGCTCTTTGTCCAAGCTTTCCTGGTTTCTTAGCTGCGGCAGCCAGTTTTGCTGCAGGAATTGTCTTTCCTTTTTTAATTCCTAAAGAAGCGCGTAAAGCTCCTGGTTTTTTTACAGCTTTTTGTATCCATTTCTTACTCATTTGTTTTCTCCTTTGTATTTTTCAATTTCAACACTTGGTATCATCTTATCCACATTTGGAATAGACTTACTAAGTATGGTTTTTTCAATGGAAGTATTAGCTCTGAGTTTAGCTAATTCTTCATTTTGATCCAATTTCTCATCTTGAGTTTGTTGGTTCATCATCGCCTTCATACGATCAAGATTTATTCTCTCCTCATCATATTGTTTTTTTCTGAAGTTTTCAGCTGCTCTCAGGTCTAATTCTCTTGCTCTTAATTTAGCAATTGGGTCATTATCAAATTGTGAAGTAATTGCTTTTTCTTCCTTCATAAATTCTTCCATCATTTCAGCAATCAAAATTGCTTTTCTTGCCTCAATCTTTTGAGACATCATTAATACTTGTTGCTGAATTTGAGGATTGTGTTGTGCCATTTGTTGCATTTGCGCTAATTGTTGCAATTCATCTTTAAACTCTAATTCAATTTGTTCTTGAGCCATTAAACTAATGTGTTCCATTACATTTTTTTCCATCGCAGCCATTACAATTGGATTATTTCGAGCAATATTAGTTGCCATAAAATTTAAGTGAGCAGTTATATGAGCTCTGTGGTCTTGACCAGGAAACGCTTGAAAAGGTTTTCCAGATAAAGCCATAATGTTTTCTAAAGCAGGATCAATAGGCGTTGGTTGGGGTGGTTTTATCAATAATTGATCAATATCTTTTACCCCTAAGGCCTCATACATATTTCTGTACGCTTGATACATATTATGCATCTGAGGACTGGCTACTGCCAGCTGCAACTCTGTTTGCGCAAGGGAAATACGCTGAGTTTGTGAGAAAATGTTAGGGTCAGCAACTGGCAGTATATCTACCCGATCATCAAAGTCTGCTTGCTTAATCATTCTTTGACCCCCAACTACATCGTACGGATATTCCGGTGGCAGATATAGCTTGAATACTCTAGCTAATAATTTGAATTCTTGTTTAAGAGCTGAGTAAATTCTTTTATGTATTGCTGACATCGTTCTACTGCCTCTTTCAAGTAAAGCAACAGTTGTACCGACGGCGGCTTGTTGATTGCCATCGCCAACTTGTAGATCAGCAATTGATGCAAATCTTTGTCCGGCTTGGACAACAATACCCATTAATTGTAATAAAGTTTGAGAAGGCTCTTTAAATGGTAACATCATAAATGAATCTTTTAAGTTACCACCGGGAGCATCTACATCTCTAAATTCACCTGGTTGAATAGATTGCGCGTCATCTCTAATTCTAATGCCACGCATTTTAAAGCCTGCGGGTAGATTGGAAAGCGTACCCGCATCCAATAACTGACGAAGAGCTGCTGTTGCAGTTCTAGATAAACCGCCAATCATATGAATGAGACCGAAACCATAGAAACCTAATCCTGGCAGAAACTTAAAGTGGACAAAGTAATCTATTTTATTTTTTTTCGGATCTCCAATTTCGTAATTTCTTTTAATTGCTAAAACATTTCTTGTGGATTCTTCAATTGTAACAATGTATGGAATTTTAATTCCCGATTGTTCTCCAGTTTCATTATCTGTATCTTCAAAACCTTCTAAGTCTAAATTTATATGACATTCTAAAATAGTATAAACATCATCGTCTTTAGTTTTTCTTTGACCTTCTAATTCTCTTTCGGCTTTCTTAACATCACTCTCCATTTGTGCAGGAGTTCCTAATTCTATATCTCTATAAAAACCAGCTACTTGTTGTTTTCTTAATTCATTTTTAGAAATTTTAAGCCGATGGATGATTGCTTCCGCTTCGTCTAATGAGGTAGCCGTGTACGGAACAATCAAATCATCTGCAGGTACAAACTTCGAAGTTGCTCTCTCTTCCAATTCATCATAATAAACTTTTTTAAATGAGGAACCTGCAAGAGGTAAATAGAATAACATTTGATCGAAGTCTGGCTCATAGTCTTTCATTTTTTCCATGAGCTCATAATTCATGTAATCTTTTACTCTTTCAGCTTGTTTTGTTTTTTCAATATTTGGTGCACCGATGGCTTGTGTACGTACTGGGCCATCAGCCGGTAATAATTCTTTATATGCCAATGCTTGAAACTGCGTAACAGCTTCAGCCAAAACTGGATGGGTTGCCCCACTTGCGCCTTGAAATGGTTCAGTTCGCATGTCATATTTAAATCCTAATAAATCAAGTCCAACAGTATAAGTTCTTTCCCATTCTTTTCTACCCATTTGATAGTCCATATATTTTCCAGAAAGGTCTGAGCCTAATTCGGATAAAACTTGATCAGGTAAAAATTCTGCTAAATTTGCATAATGTTCATCAGCGCCTGCAGGGGCTGCCGCTGCGGGATCAAAATCAATATCAACTGATCCATCTTCTTGTTCGGTTACTTCAACGCCTTCAGGACCTTCTTGAATCTCTTCTTGAGCTTCAACAACTTGTTCTTGAATTTCTTCTTCCCCCGGGACGTTAATACTTTTACGTGGCTCGTTTGGTAGAGCTTTGTCTATTTTGTCTGCCATTTATTTTCTCCAATTTTACTGTTTTAACAGTATTATAATTAATATTCAAGCCCTGAGGCGTGGGCCCTGCTTCAGGCGGCAGGAGCCAGGTCTTAGGATATACCTGCGATTTGTTTCGCGTACTTGCCATATACTGGTCCTCCTTTT